TTATAAACGAAATACTCCGGCATTAGATATATTATTAAAACAAGCGCGCAATGAACTTATTATCCCAAATACTCGGCCTTTGGACTAAGGCCAAAAACCAGATTATTTACAAATGGGGCACGGCCATGCAAAGCCTCGAAGTAAACGGAGTTACAGGCAATCCCGAAAAAATAGCCACCGTTTACACCTGCTGCCGCGTCCTTTCGGAAAACTTCTCCCGGATGCCCCTTTCCATATTCCTCGACAACGAAAACGGGAAAGTGGAAATGGCCAGGCACCGCCTCACCTATCTGCTCAAACACCGGCCCAATAACTACCAGAACGCCCAGCAATTCTGGAGCACCGTAGAATACCACCGGAATTATTTTGGAAACGCATTTGTACGGGTTTACAAAAACCGAGGCACCGCCTACCCCGAAAGCATGGAGATCATACACCCCGGACTCGTTCGCGAATACGAATTCGAAGGAAACGAACTCGTATATAAAATCGTAAACACATTCACACAGCAGGAAGAAACCGTAAGCGCCTGGGACATTCTGCATTTTCGCGGTTTAAGCGAAGATGGTATTATCGGCCTTTCGCCACTCGTAGCCATCGAGCGCCAAACCAACATCAACGAACGCGCCACCAGCACCATCGACAACTTTTATAAAAACAACGCCACTACCCCCATGGCATTGGAAACCGAACTACCGGGCCAGCTATCAGGACCCGCCGCAGGAGTTTTAAAAGAAACAAAAGCCAATTTTCAGGAAAGCTATTCCGGCCCCGAAAACGCCGGAAAATGGATTCACCTGCCAGTAGGAACCAAACTGAAATCCATAGCCATGCAGTTTGCCGACGCCAAACTCATCGAAACACTCCGCTTCACCCGCGAAGATATTTCAGCCGCTTACGGAATTCCCCTGTTTATGGTAGATGGCAGCGCCGAAAAACTCGACGTAGAACAGCTCACCACCCTGTTTAAGAACAACACCATGGGGCCAATAGTGGCCATTTACATGAACGAAATAAACGCAAAGCTACTCACCCGGCAGGAACTCGAACGAGGGTTCACTGCAAAATTCGACATCCTGAGCCTGGTAGGTATGGACTACCAAACCCTGGTAAACGGAATAAAAGAACAGGTAGTAAACGGATTAATGACCCCCAATGAAGGCGCTAAAAAGTTAGGCAACCAACCAATCAAAGGCGAATACGGCAACCAGCATTTTATGCAGGCCCAATACATACCGCTCGAAAATTACGGGCAATACAACCCATTATTAAAAAACGACACAAACCCAATTAAATAAACGCTGGCGCGGATTTGCAATCCGGGCCACAATATATTATTCAAACACCCAAACAAAATGAATCAGAAAATATTAAACCGCAGCATCACCGAGCCCATCCACATCCGCGCCGATGAGGACGACGGCAAACGCTACATAGAAGGCTACGCAATAATTTTCAATCAGCGTTCAAAACTCATTCGCGAATGGGGCGAAACATTCTACGAAATTATAGAACCCACCGCCCCCGACAACGTACTCAGCCGCGAAAACCTGAACGTTATCGCCACCGTTGACCACAGCCCCGCCAAAATGTTGGGCCGAACACTCAGCGGCACCCTGAAGCTGGAAAAAGACGAACGCGGTTTAAAATACCGCATTGAAGTACCCGACACCCAATTAGGCCGCGACATGGCCGCCCTAATTGAACGCGGCGACTATTTCGAAAGCTCATTCATTTTCAGCATTGCCGAAAACGGATACCGATACGACCGGGGCGAAGACATCCCCGTCCGGTACATTTCAGAATTTGCCAGCCTCCGCGATGTTTCAGTAGTTATCGACGGAGCCTATGCCAACACCGAAGTAAAGATGAGGTCGCAGGAATGGGAATCCGATTTATCAGCTGGTGACTCCGGTTCACCTGCTGAATCAGAATCAGAAACCGATATATTAACAAAACAAGTTGAAATCCTCAAACTAAAAAAATAATGAAAAGGTCAGAACAACTGAAAATCACTAAGGGCGAAAAAATAGCCCGCATGGAAGAAATCCTCGCAGCAGCAAAAGACGGGGAAAAAACCCGTTCGCTGAAAAAAGAGGAAAAAACCGAATTCGACACCCTGAAAAGGGAAGTAGAAGAACTCGAAACCGAAATTGAAACCGCAGAATTTGTGGAAGCACGCGCCTCACAAAACAACGATAACGGAGCGCAACACCAGCGCAACGGCGACGGCCCGCAAATCAAGCGCAAAGCCGCACCCTACTCCGTAGGAAAAGCCATCCAGGAATTCGCCAAACGTGGCGAAGAAGGATTGACCGGCGTTGAAAAAGAAATGCACGACGAACTTAGCCGGGGCATTACATCCGAAGGTCTGCTCGTTCCATATATGGAAAGCAAGCGCGACCAGAACACCACCACCAACGCCGACAGTATCGACGTGAAAATAGACCCGAACCTGTCTATTATCGGAAAAGAGCCACTATGGAGCCAAATGGGATTAACCATTTTACCAGGTTTGCAGGGCACCATCAAACTCGGTAAAAAGGCACCCGACGAAGCCGAAGTGGTATCCGAAAAAAGCGAAATCACACAAACGGCCAACACCGAGTCATTTGTAACCATGTCGCCAGAACGTTACGGAATTACCGACATCTTTACAAAAGAACTGCTCGCACAGCGTAACCCCGCCGTACACGCCGCAATTGTGGCCGACATGGTAAAAGGCTGCGACCGTAAACTCACCGCCGACGTTTACACCATCGCACTCGCAGCCGCTACCGAAGTAAGCACCGGAGCCCTCACCGTGGCAGGATTCAACGCACTAATGGCCGCCATCGACCTCGACGGCGCCTTCGCAATGGACCGCACCAGCTTCTTCGAAGCCAAAGGCGTAAAAGTGGACACCGGTTCAGGCCGGTTCCTGGTAGGAATGACCGGAGCTAACGGGGTAGGCCAGACCTACGACGGGGCCCGCGTGTATTACAGCACCCTGTTTGCCGACGGCGACGCCAAACAATACGCCATTTACGGAGCATGGGAAGAAGTGTACATGGGATTTTGGGGAGCCCTCGAAATTCTTTTAAACCCCTACACCTACCAGAAAAAAGGTCAGATTGAAATGACCGTAAACCGGCTGGCCGATGTAGTTTGCCGCAACTCCGGCGCGTTCGTTCGCACACCCGATTTAGACGAAACCACGTAAGTATTTCCATAACTTGAATTGAAACCAAAGGGGAAGGGAGAAATCCCCTCCCCTTTTCTTTTGGGACGCGCGGTTTGTAACCGCGCATTATTAAACTCGAAACTTTAAACTCGAAACATGCTCATCATTTCCCGCACCCCGCAAACCCGAACCAAAACCGGCAGCCTGGTAACACTTGCCCAGGCCAAAAAGCAACTGCATATAGAAAGCGACTTCACCGAAGACGACGACTATATCACCGAGCTAATCGAAGTAGCAACAGAACAGGTAGAAGCCGATATAAACAGCGATATACTCGACACCGAAAATGCCATCACCGTAGAAACCACATTTCAAAGTCTGGTGCAGATACAACAGTCACCACTGAGACTCTTTTCAAAACTCGAATATTACAACGGCACCGAATGGATAACAGTGGACGCCGCCGACTACACCACCCAAACCTACTTCCACTATTTCGAAGTAGAAATAAACAGCCAGTTCAGTTGCGAACAACTGCGCTTCACATTCAAAACAGGGTACACCGCCAGCACCTACCCCAAACTGCTAAGGCATGCCGCCCTCCTACGCATTACCGACCTGTTCGACAACGAACGCCAGGGCTATCTAATGAACGTAACCCCCAACAGCGCATACTACCACTTAATTTCAAAACATGTTAGAAAGTATTGGTAACCGGGACGCGCGGTTTATAACCGCGCATTATTTAAACTTTAAACTTTAAACTCGAAACTCCATGTCCATCCTCACAGGCCGCTTTAAAGACCGAATTTTAATCTACTCCGAAGTAGAAACCCTGAACAACTACTCCGAGCGCGAAAAATCGTATCAATACGCCTTCCCGCTCAGGGCAGAAATAAGCTGGGTAAATGGCGATGAGGCCATGACCGGGCAAATGTCAGCCGCCGACCGTACCTTTAAATTTAAAGTACGCTTTCATATGGACCGCTACAACGAACGCCAGGTCATTTTATGGCGCGAAAACTACTACAACATCCGCAGCATCGACCCCGACCGCAACCGAACCTACTGCATCCTCACCGCCGACCGCATACCCACCGGCACCATAAACATTATAACCGATGAAGACCCAACATAAGGACGCGCGGTTTGTAACCGCGCATTAAAACAATGGCAGAAGAAACAAAAATATCACTTTTCGGAATCGAAGAACTCGACAAGTTCTTCGAAGGCATGAAACGTGCAGACCAGCGCCGTTTAATAATCAATGCCTTCAGAATAGGAAGTAAACCGCTAATACAAGCCGCCCGCGCACTTTTACGCACAAAGGTAAAAACCAGAACAGACCGTACCCTCGAAAAAAGTATGGGATTTGTACCGGGCAGAAGCAGGGGGAAAAGCGTATTTGTAAGCGCCAAAGTAGGAGCCCGCCGTTTCGGAAATTACAAAGGCTATCACGGCCACCTGTTCGACGCCGGAACTACCGACCGCAGCACAAAAAGCGGTTTTGCGCGCGGACGTATGCCCGCCTCCAACTTTTTCACCGATGCACTCAAACAAACCGAAGACCAAATGATAAACAGCAGTCAGGACGACATGCTCAAATCACTCGACAAACTCATCCAGCGCAATTTAAAGAAGGTAAAACCCCCATCTTAATACTATGTACTTAATACTCACTACTTAATACTCACAAAGATGTTAGGAAAAGCAATAGAAACCATCATTTCAGAAAGCGCCGAAATACAGGCCATTGTATCCGGGCGCCTGTTTCCAATTTCAGACTACGACAAAGGAAGCCCCGCGATATATTACATAGTAGAATGCCTGCCCTATTACAATAAAAACGGGCAGCAAATGCAAGACTGGAAAGTCACCCTGTTAACCATGCACAAACGGTATAAAGACAGTTGGGAACTATCCTTATTGCTCAAAGAAGCATTTGAAAAGAAAGTCCGTCGCCAGGTCGATGGCATAAAGTTCTCTAAAATACAATGCAACAGGATAAAAGACGATTACGAATTCAACATCAACAGCTTCGGCCAAACCATCGAATTCGATATAAAAGTCCAAACCCTGAAAGCAGCAAACGCATAGGGACGCGCGGTTTGCAACCGCGCATTATTGCAACGCTGGCGCGGATTTGTAATCCGTGCCACTTTAAACACGAAACTTTAAACTTTAAACACACATAACATGTCAGAAAGAATAATTGCACACGGCTCAGATTTTATGTGCTTTTTGCGCGAAGGCGAAGAAGGAACATATACCTACAGGGCCATTGCAGGGCAAACAAACGTAACCCTGAACCGCGAACCAAACTACCGCGAAACCAACAACAAAAACCTCGGCGGATGGAAAGATTTTTTCGGAGGCCTCAAAGGATGGAGTGCCACCGTTGAAATGGACATTCCAGACCAGTCAGCCGCAAACGCGGATGCAAACGAGGTGGACTTCGAAGAATTGCAGGATTTGGAAGAAGCCTTCACCAAAGCCACATGGATTTTCTGCTGGGTACAGAACATGAGCGACACCGACGAGAACCCTGTTCCCGACACCACCAAACGCATGTACTACGGAGTAGGCCTGGTAAACCTGCCGCTAAACACACCCCCCGGAGAAAATGCCACCACCAGCATAGCCATACAGGGCTGCCGCCGCCTCTACGCAATTGACCCAACGTAGTATATTTCAGCTGGTGACTATCTGTCACCTGCTGAATAAAAATAGTAAAAGTATAGAACGCTGGCGCGGATTTATAATCCGTGCCAGTATTAATCTGTTAATCAATTTAATTTTATGGAAAAAATCACCATCAACAAACAAACCTACAAGGTAGGATTTTCATTCCGCGCCATTCGCGAATTCGAAAAACTATCCGGTAAATCAATTACCGAATGCACCAGCACATGGGACAACCTGCTCTTTTTTTACAGCACCTTAAAAGCCCTAAACAAAGACTTTGAGATGGATTTGGAAGCCTTCACAGACGAGATGGACGCCCACCCCGACCTGCTTGCCGCCTTCCAAACCGAAACCACCACAGACCCTTCAGCTGGTGACTCCCAGTCACCTGCTGAATCAAAAAACGAACAGCAAAAAAAAAGCCTTCCCCCTTCCACGTTATGGATGCTTTCGCTATTGCTGTTGGTTTCGCCGGTATTAGTCCCAGTTATTTCTGGTATAATATGGATTTGGATGAGTTTGAAGCTATTGGTCAGGCTTATCGCGAAGATTGGGAAAAAGCCCGCCTCCCGGTCTTAGCCCTCGGCGGAGAATTCAAACTACCCTGGGACGGACACACCAAAGAAAAGAAACAGAAATACACACCCAACCAACGCGCCGCCGTAGGCCTAAAACTCGGCGAAATATTCAACTCAAAAAACTAACCCCATGCACCGCCCCCACATCACCGCTCCATTTGTCCACCTCGTAAGAGGGGGACGAGGGAGCGGCGTTAGTGCCGCGACCGGAGGGGGTACTTTAAACTTTAAACTTTAAACCCGAAACTCAAAACTCATAAATCCATGCACCACATCCTCACCTACACCCCCGTTTGGCAGCGCCCCCACATATTCGAAATATGTTTAAAAGGCATCCATCGGCTGCAAAATTACAAGCCAGAACGCTACCACATACAGCCCTTTTTTGTCATTTCAGAAAGCAGCATGATAAAACCCTTACAGGCATACGGATACCCCTTTATATTCTGGCAAAACCAGCCCCTCGGAGCTAAAAAAAACGCAGGCCTCAAATACGCCATGCAGCATTTTAAATTCGATTACCTTATGGAAATAGGCAGCGACGACCTGCTCACAAACCAATACCTCGATTTAATCGACGAATACATGAGCGCCGGAGTTCCACAGTTCTGCCCCAGCAACGTATATTTTATCGACACCCAAACCGGCCAGCCCGGATTTTGGGAAACAGACAAAATACTCGGTTTAGGCCGATCAATTTCACACGCCGCGTTAAACAAATTAAAAGCAGTAAGTATAAAAGGTTTAAAAACCCCGGCCCGCGATTTATGGGTACCAGAAAAACAGCGCGGAATGGATACATGTAGCTGGCGGATGCTTCAAAGTTTAAAAGTAAAAAACACCATCGTACCCGTAGGCGATGAGGTTTATAGCATCGACCTCAAAAGCTCCGTAAACATCAACCAGTTAGACCGCTTTGCCGCCTCAAAACTCACCACCGCCCAAATCCTCGAACACTTTCCCAACGAAGCCGCAGATATATTAAAGATAATAGGCCCTTCAGCTGGTGACTAAAAGTCACCTGCTGAATAAAAATAAGGACAATGGCAAACAACAAAGAAACCTCCATAGGAATTAAAATGGTAGCCGACCTTCGGAACTACCAGAAAAACCTATCCGAAGGGCAAAAAGAATCACGCCGGTTTAAGCAAAACGTAAAGCGCGAAGTAGGCGAAGTAGGCCAGGCATTCACCCGCCTTATGCGCGGAGACATTACCGCCCTGCCCGCCTTTTTCCGGGCCGCCACCACCTCGGCCAAAGGTTTCGCCGGAGGACTAAAAGCCGTTAAAGCCGCCCTCATTGCCACCGGAATAGGCGCTATACTGGTAGCACTCGGCACCGCAGTAGCCGCCCTAACACAATACTTTAAAGGCACCGAAGAAGGGCAAATAGTATTTAAAAAGGTAATGAACAACATAAAAGCCTATATAGAGCCAGTTTTACAAATGTTTGGAAATTTTGGAAAGGCCATCATGCAACTTTTTAAAGGCGATTTTCAGGGAGCCTGGGAAACCGCAAAAGGAGCCGTAAAAGATGTGGGCGAACAAATAAAGGAAAACAAAAGTAATGTAGATGAGTTAAACGCCGCCGAAGAAAAATACATACAATTGAAACGCCGCACCCTGCTCGAAAACAAAAAACTTGAAGCCGAAATAGCCGAAGCTCGCCGAATTGCTAACGATGAGGACAACTATTCAGCCGCGCAGCGCGCTAAGGCCATAAACGAAGCCATAGTAAAACAGAAGCAACTGGCCGCCAACAAGCGCGAAGAACTCGACCTCGAAACATACATAGCCGAAACAAAAGCCTCCTTTGGCGACAATGACATTGAAACAAACGACAAACTGAACGAATTAAAAGTACGGCAGTTTGAAATTACCCGCGAACAGGAAATGGCCATCAAGCGGATGGGCGAAGACCAGCAACGCATAAACCGCGAACTCTCGGCACAAATCGACCTTCAAAACAAAATAAACGCCCAAATAGCCGAACGCGCCGCCAATCAGGGAATTTCCACCATTACCACCCGGCAGGATTTCACGCTCGGCACCACCGAAATGGACACCGGCCAGCTTGCCGACATGGGTAACCGCATAGAAGAAACAACAGCTAAAGCACTCGAAATGCAGGCCGCATTTGCAGCCATCGCATCCGCCGAAAATCAGGAAGCCATTGCAACGTTAAGTATGCAGTTTAATCAGCTTGGTGGAGCCATTGGCGGAGTAGCAGGTCACTTCCTTAACCTCGGCTCTGCCATGCTCGAACTCATTCCACAGTTAATTTCTCAAATTGCCGGATTAACCAGCGCCCAGGTAGCCAGCAGCCAAAGCATTACAACCGCCAAAGGCTCCGAAGCAATTGCCAGCGGAACGGCGGCCAGTCAAAAAATGCCGTTTCCGCTTAACATTGTAGCATTGGCTGTTACCATTGGCAGCATTATCGCCGCCCTCGCCAAAAAGCCTCCGAAAATGGCCGCCGGAGGTTTGGTTTATGGCGACAGCCTGGTAAACGTCGGCGAATATTCAAACGCCCGTGTAAACCCCGAAGTTATCGCCCCGCTCGACAAACTCCAGGGCATAATGGACAAACGCCGCCCCGCCTCCCAAACCCAGGTATTCATCCCCGAAACCCGACTAAAAGGCGAAGACATCGTAATAAGCTACAACCGCGCATCTTCCCGCGTCAACAAAAGAACTTAACTCCCTTCAGCTGGTGACTCCCAGTCACCTGCTGAATAGAATAGTTACGATATATTAAAGAAATACAAAATACAATGAAAACAGTAACAATAGACCTATCAGAAACCCTCTACTTCCCGTCACAATTCGGGCAACGGGCCATCGACGACAGCTTCAGCATTGGACTGAACACCGCCGACATCAGCACACCAACAGCATTTAACCTCGAATTTTCGCACAATAAAACCGACTGGTATCAGGGCGTAAACCCAGCCGACGATACCGACCTCGAATTCACCCTAACCGACAAGTTTTTCCGCGCCTTCAGAGTCGACCCCGGCGTTTACTGGCGTTTGGTATTTGATTCAGGCAGTACAGGAACCATAACCGGCACCATCAATGATGATTAACACACGCATAAACACCCGCCTCAATACCCGGATGAATTTGGTTCACCCTGGCTCATTGTTGAAACAAGACCCCGCCTTCAAAATCACAGTCGACACAACAAAGGCAGGTTCAGCAAGTGACACGTTTGTTCTGCCGCTGGATGGAAGTTCAACCTATGATTTTCAAGTTGATTGGGGAGATGGAACTTTTGAAAGTGTAACAACTAATACAGACGTTACTCACACTTATGCTGCTCCGGGAGAATACCAGATAAGTATATCAGGTACGTTTCCGCATATCTATTTTAATGATGGTGGGGACAAGCTGAAATTAATAAGCATAGATAATTGGGGATCTATTAAATGGCAGTCGATGTATAGGGCTTTCTGGGGTTGCTCGAACATGGATGGAACATATACAGATACGCCTAATTTCAGTAATATGACGAATATGGGTTCTATGTTCAGCGGCTGCTCCTCCTTCAATCAACCTGTCAGCAACTTCGACACCAGCAACGTGACGCATATGAGTTCTGTGTTCTACGGCTGCTCCTCCTTCAATCAACCTGTCAGCAATTTCGACACCAGCAACGTGACGAATATGAGTTATATGTTCTACGGCTGCTCCTCCTTCAATCAACCTGTCAGCAATTTCGACACCAGCAACGTGGCGATTATGAGGGCTATGTTCTACAACTGTTCCTCTTTCAATCAAGACTTATCATTATTCAGTATTGAATCTGTTACTAATTTGGTGGATATGCTTAAAGGTTGCGACATCAACGAAACAGGAACAACAACGAACTATGATAACTTGCTTGTTAGCTTTGAAAATCAAGCAGGACTATACGGTAAGACAGGATTAGACTTCCACGGAGGTAATAGCGAATATTCCGCAACCGGGGAAGCAGCAAGGGATTCACTTACAGCAGCGACACCTGGAGGCTACGGCTGGACAATCACCGACGATGGGCTGGCAACATAAAAAAATAAAGATATGGGTGAAATAAAGAAACCGAGTAACACAAAGTATTGGATTGTTCACAACGAAGATGGTTCGGTGATGCACATGGGAAAAACAGAGCCGAATCAGGTTACTACAACCGGACAACCTATGTTTAATATAGCTGACACGGAAGATGAACTTGTGACTATAATCGCAGGGAAAAGTTCAACGATGTTCCCTGAAATTCCACAAGAGGGGGAAGAATGCGAGGAAGGGGAAGTTTATAAGTACGGGGCCAATAAAGCTAAATGCTTACAGAACCATATCCGTATGCACTACACGCCTGAACAAACTCCTGCTTTGTGGCTGATTATTGAAACAACGGAAGGTTATCCTGGATGGACACAACCGACCGGGGCACATGATGCTTATCAAACCGGTGATATTGTAGTTTATAATGGAAATTTGTGGATAAGTAAAATTGATGCAAATGTTACCGTTCCAGACGGGGATGAACCTTACAATAGATATTGGGAACCTTATACAGAATGATTATGATTACAGGAATAGTTATAGCAGCCATTGTGATTTATGCTCTTTACAGATTAGGGCAGATGAATGAGCAGCAACGTAAAATCACAGGTGAAGAATAGTTCACCTTTGGAACAATCCGAACCATTTCACCACGTCCCACTTTAAACTTTAAACCTTAAACTCGAAACACACATGGCATACAACCTCCGGCTCACAATAGAAGGCTCAGACATTGCCGAAAACAATGTTGAAATAAAAGTTTACCAGGAAGGCTTTTCAGGC